GTACATATCGTAAGTTGTGCCTATAGACCAGTTTCTTCTTGCTATACATCTTGACACATCTGTAGATGCTATAATTTTTGCACCTAACATATCGACCCAATTATAGACCTCTGAACTTACATCATCATTAGGTGTCGGCGGCGAAGCGTCTGTTCCTTCTGCGATTGTATTTCCTTGAACATCAGCGTCTGAAGCCCAGGCGTGTGCTCTTCCTATAAACAAATAATAAGTTTCAGCAGATGTTTCCGAAAAGGACTCAACGAACTGTTCCGCATTATTTATTCTGAATTTATTTGTGATAATTGCTGCCATTAGTTTTCCCTATACTTTATATCTATTTATAATGATTTACTAAGCGCTTTTCGTTACTTCTGTAGGAAAAGCGAAGTTGATTTTATGGTCCTGACTTGAATTAGTTCCGTTGATGTCCGACAATCTCATTGTTGTACCATCTACATTACTATTTAGTGTGCCTGAGAAGCGTAATGTGTTCCAATCTGCTATTGTAGTAGACCAAGAATCTGATTGTGGATGTTGTAAAACACCAGATTCATTTTCTAATAATATCTCTCCATCGCCAGCACCACCTTCTAAAGTGATTGCATTATTAGCCGCAAAGGTTGAAAATGCACGGTCACTTAAATTCTTAACTCTTGGTCCGCCATAGGCGTAACCATTTCTAACCTCTACATTACGAACAGTATAACTGTTTAAATCGTAGAAACTATTTCTATTTCTTTGTTCTAGTTGAAGTGTGGTTTCAGGTGTCAAGTTTACATCTGCCCCACGAGCAGAATAGTGTGAACTTGTAAATGCACTACTTACATCAGGCGAGTACCCTGCATTTGCAGCCGCTCTTGTTCGTTTAGTTAGTTCGTCTAATTGAGTACCACCAAATGAACTACTAAGAGCCACACCTGTTCTTCTACCAAATACTGTAGTGAATAAAGAATTCAATCTCATGTAAATAGGACTGTCTGAAGTGCCTGTGAACAATCCGCCAGAGATTGTAGAGCCAACAGGTTGTCTGATTTGAGCGCTTAATGATGTTGCAATGTTTACTTCACCCGTTACATAGAATCCACTTGGATGAATTGCTCGTTTAAGTGCATCTCTCCACTTATTAATACTTTCAGAAACTTTAACTACATAAGAATAGTCTTGATAATATAAACTGTCTTGTATTTTTTTAGATGATTCACTAATGAAACCATCTTCATTAATATATTTACCATCGGTTGAAATATTACTAGCGACAGTTGCTGTTCCTGTAAGTGGGTCAGATTTCGCCACAATAGCAGTAGCGCCACCAGAGAATGTAACTGTATCGTCAACAACTAATGCACTTGTTGTTGCTGTGTATTTTAAAAGAGGGTTGGTAAATCCAGTAACTGTTCCTGTTGCACCACTCACATTAGATGTGAATGTATCGTCAATCGCTATTGTTCCTGAAATTGTTTTTAATACTGCATAATGAGGGAAAGAAAGTGTAGGCGCGGATGTGTAATCAATGCCATGTTCAGAAATAAGGAATGATGTTGCACGACCAATCTCAGAACCAAATGGCACAATTGTTGCATCAGCACCAGTAAATGTTTCACTCAACATTCTACCGCCATCTTCAAACTCAATTCGACCTGCACCGACAGTATCAAAATCAGTAATCGATTGTAATGAATCTTCTTCGTCTAAAATATTTCCAGTACTTTGTTCAAACTCTACAAAACCACCCTGTTCTAATTGAATAGCAGACAATCTTTGTCGTTTAGTTTGGTCCTCTAGTCGTAAGAATCTATCACCAATAGTAATCGTTGCAGTCGGTAAAGTTGTATAACCAGAACCACTTGCAATCATTCTTATATCAGTTATGTCGCCATCACCAGTTTCGTTTTCTTGTACTAACTTATCACCAGGATATTCAGTATCGTCTTGTGTTTCTTCCTCTTGAACTATGTGGTCAGTTTCAGACATATTATAAGGAAGGTCTAATTCGTGTTCTTGGTTTACAATGTAATATCTTTCAGATGTGTTTGTACCACCATCTTCTTCAGATAACATATGTCCTACTTCATTTTCTAATTCTATTTTGACTTCTCTGTCAACCATAGTTGAAGATGAATCTAAGAACTTGCCTTCTGTACCATCACCAAATGTTTCTAATACTAAATCACCAGAACCGCTGCCAGTAATTGTACCAGATTCTAATTCAACATGAACATCAACACTTCCAGTTTCTGGTGCAAAACCACCACCAACTATAGCAATCTTTGCTTCGGCAGTTCCAGAAGCAAAAGTAATTACATCATCTTCTTGATATCCTGTGCCAGCTGCGTTTATGACTACTTCGTCAATACCACCACCAGAAATCTCTCCGACTTGTACTCTTGCGCCATCGCCTGCACCACCTGATACTGTTGCCTCATCTCCAACAGTTAGTGTACTTCCGTCATTTGTAATTGTTGTTGTTGCAATTCCTGAACTTGTTGTCATCTTAACGATAACATCAGAGTCGTCTTTACTAACACCACTAATGACTTGTCCAGTTACAAAAGTTCCTACTGTTGTGTCTGGATTAATTTCTACTTCAATAATCTCAATAGAACCTTGTTGAAACTTGGTAATGTTTTCTACAATTGCAGTTGCATCACCCACATTGTCATCTGCTGGATTATCTACCTGTGTGATTGTTTGACCAACTAAAAGAATAGAATCATTTACGGCCTGTGCTGTTGTTTGTGTACAACGAATAAAGTTTTGTTTATTCCATTTACCATCTGACACACGCAACATATCGTCTGTTGGTGTATAAACTTCAGAGGTTTCATTAAACAATAATCTAAAGAATGCCTTATTGGCCTTTGCAGTACCTTTTGCACGATATAATGACTTAATGTTTTTAACAAGTTTTCTAGTGTCTACACTACTATGTGTGTCTTTAGGAATTGTGTTAAGAAACTCCTCTTTCATTTGAACCAAGAAATCGTTTATCGTATGGTCTGGGTCAGAATAGTTTAGAAGTTGTTGAAGATTTTCTACAGGGTTTGCACGATACTTACCAACTTTTGCAGTTGCACCAGATGTTGAGCCTGTTACAGTTTCTCCTGTAATCCAAGCATTGTTTGATGAGATGAATAGTCTATCGTTAGTAAGTGTATCTTCTGCAAGAATTGTAGAAGTGGCACCAGATGTTGAGCCTGTAATCGTTTCGCCTTTGGCAAAAGAACTTGTGATTGAATTTAATTCTTCAACAATCTGACCACCAGCATCTAAACCATTTTTATCTGTTTGATTTAATAGCAAATAACTATTTGCAGTTCCTTCAGTTTCTAAAAGTATGTTATCTACTTCTGTGATGTCGGTCAAATTTAATTCTGCCGACTCCATAAATAAATAATAAGATGACAGAAATTCTGTGAACTTAGGATGGTCCTCTAAAACAAATTGAGGTACTTGTTGTTTGACAAGTGAGGATATTTTCCTCTTGTTAGTTTTATATTTTGTTGCCATTGATTAAGAGTAGCTAGATGTTGTCGTATATGTTGTTCCTGCCTGTGAACTTCCACTTTCAATGCCATCGACTTCACCAGTGATTGTAGAGTTTGATGTATCAATAGATAGAACTTGATTTCTTACTGGCACAATGTCATTAGAACTTGGTGTTGCAAAAACTCTTATCTGTGTGCTTGTTGCGCCGTCTACATTTGAAATACTAGTAATATGTGCCGATGTAAGAACAACTTCACCAGTTGAATAATTTATAGTACCATATGTTGTATCTGTATAAACTCTTGTTGTGCCACTTAGATAATACAATCTTAAATTACCAGCACCATCATCATCTAAGAAATGTTCATTTAGTGAACTGTCGTTGTTTACTTTGAAACCAGATGATGAAATAACACCGCCGCCAGATGAATTGTGTCCAGAATGTGGATTATACAATGCGTTATTATAACTAAGTGTGTATTTTATTCCTGAATTAAGTGTCGGTGTGAAATACTTGTACATCTTCACAGTTGTAATATTACTAAGAATAGATGTATCGGCGTCATTAACTGCCTCGATTAATTTTGAGTATCTAAACATGCCGGCAAAGTCCTCTAATGTGTCATTGTTATAACTTGCAATCTTTGTTAAAACATTTGTTTGAAGTGTGGATACATCCTTTGTCGTTATACCTGAATTATATTTGAAGTTTACAACAAGTGTGATGTAAGTCGTTTCAGGGTCAATAATCACAGGTGTTACTGAAGCAACAGCATATGATTTAAGGCTCTGTACAATACTTTCTTTTGTAGCAGTTGTCAGATTAGAGCCTGACTTTGCCTTAATAGATATGTAAACTTTACCATAGTCAGGAGTTTCTGCATCTTCACCACCATAGACTTGAACTGCCTGTGCGTTTGCATATAAACTCTTAACAAGTGTTTTGTAATCTTCTGTGGTAACGGCTCTGTCTTGAGCAGAGTAATCTCTTGGTGCGTTATACTTAATAGAAGTAATTGACTCAAGCCCAGTTCCACCTGAAGCATTACTGACTGTTGTGATTGTTGCACTTGAAAATCCACCAATTGTTCCTGATAGGGTAAATGTTGTAGCACCATTCGGAGCATCTCTGTTGCCGTTGATGTAATCTAATATGACAATGTTACCATCTTCAATTGCCTTACCTGTAACTCCGTCACCAAAATAAACTTCAAAACGACCGCCTTCTACTTCTTGTAAAAAGTAAACTTTAGATGTTGAGTCTAGTCCTGTAATACCAGTTGCAAGTGTGTATGTGTTTGTTGTTGCATCAGAAGATGATTCTTGAACCTTAACAGTTAATGTTGTTGTGTCGACACTATCGTTTGGTATAATAAATCTCTGGTCAATATCAGATGTGTTTGCAGTATACTTGTAGTTTAAATATGAACCCTCGTAGATAGTCAGATTACTAAATTGATATACTCCAGAAACAGGCGTGATACTGACATCAGCGTTATTTACAAAACTATAAGACTGACCATCGACTGTTGTTGTAAACTTAGTTCCTCTTGACATTGTGAGAGAAGCGCCAGAGGCATTATTGACTAGAACATTAATAGTAGCCGTTGAGGATGTACAACTTGTTGGAGTATAACCAACTTGTTTTGCAAGTGATACAACACTAGAACGCAAGTCTGCACTATCAAGGTACATTTCGTTTGCAAGCATGTTTGCATTGTAACCAAGGTAGTGAGTATTATATGCTAGTACATCAAGAAGTACTGACATACCAGAACCTTCGAAGTCGTAGTCTGTAAATTCGTCTTGTTGTGATAAAAATGTTTTTAAGTTAGACTTGATGCCATCAAAATCTAATTCTGAAATTTCTAGTTTAGTTGCCATAGGTTATCTCAATCTCTCTAAAAAGGATTCTACTACTACAGGGTCAGGATAATTCTGTACATAAAAAGATATTTGAACATTATAGCCATTTCTTTCAAATTCTGGCTGTGTATGTACTTGAACTAATCTACATCTTGGTTCGTAATTGTTAATTAAATTTTCTATTTGTTTTGTGATTACATGATTCATCTGAGGAGTCATTAACTCAAACAACATTGCTCTCAAATTAGAACCAATTTCGGGGTGGAAAGGTTTTTCGTAGTGATTCGTATTAATTAGATTTCGCACACTTCTTTTTACTGACTCAGCATCAGTAATTTTCTGAATATCTTTCGTTGCAGTATTCTGTTGAAAGTCTAAATTGAGGTCCTTAAAAATCTTAGAACTTCTTGTGCTTTCATTAGTTTGTGTGGCGTCATATCTTGACATTTAGATTCCCATCCTTTTGTAATATTTATATCTTACCCAACGAAAACATCACCAGAACCGCCCGTTCTAGTGTGTGTACAACTGTCTGCATCTCCAGTCCTATTAATTGCAATCCCACCAGCAAACACAGTCGAACTTCCATTTGCAGTTGTAACACCAGCATGAACATTTGGAGATACGCCGTGTGTTGTAACTGTAGACCCGTTTACTGAAATTAACTTATCGTTTGCATAGACAGTTGATTGTGCAGTAGAACTAATTGTTCCGCCGCCAGTATTAGCATCCGTCTTTCGTTGTACGGCTGCCATTACTTCTTCTTAGCAGTTTTTTTCTTTGTAGTTTTCTTAGCAGTTGTTTTCTTAGGAGTTGCAGTCTTAACTATAGGGGCATCATTTGGTTCTAGTGGTGCCG